AAAGGTACTACAGATGCATTAACACATTGTAAATCTATGTATGCAACTGGTGGATCAGCTGGTAAAAATCAAATACTTCGTATGGGAGGTAGTTATGAATTAGGAGGCATGACAGCAGGATTATCTGTAAATGATACTTGTGGTCCGGGTGATGGTGGTTGTCATAAGTCACGAAGAAGAGCAAATAACCAGAGATTAAAATCTGCAGGTGTTTCTAGAAGTAATAGAAGACGCATGAGTTAATTTTATCAAACTTATAGAGATCCAGGTACTTACAGTGTCTGGATTTTTTTGTTTAAACAATATACATTTAAACTTATTTTGTATATTTGTTGTAAACCAATAATTTAAATATCATGGAAAACCAACAAGAACAAACAATGACAGCTGAACAATTGGCTGAAAGAAAACAAGAAATGTTGACTTTTTATAAAGAGTCTGTACCATATCTTGAAGCTCAATTAAAGTATGAACAACTACTTCTTGAGATTGATGAGGCTAGATTTAAAAGATCAAGTATAGCATATCAATTTGCAATGATGGCAAATGCTGGAAAAGAAATGCCAGAAATGCCAGAAATTGATGAGGATGAGGATGAATTAAGGAAGGTTCCTGTTGATGCCCCAAGAAAACTTAAGAAACAGTAATAATGGCACTTGTAAATCAGGTACAGAAAAAAGTGGTGATGTCTAAAAAAGATATCATCAAATATCAGATATTAACTCACTGTTATATTAATCGTGTAACAGTGAGTGAATCTGATTTAGACTGCCTGACTTTACTATCTACTCTTGGTCCTATTGAACTTACACATTTTTGTTATGAAGCTTCTGATGAACATGCAATTTTTAAATCAGAACAAACAGTTAGAAACTGTATAAACAAATGTGAAAAAAATAAACTTGTAGTAAAAGATCCAAGTAATAAAAAAGTAATTAGTATAAATCCAGATATGAATGTTCAATCAGAAGGAAATATACTATTAGACTATAAATTTTTAGGTAGATGATTCCAAAAAAATCAAGTCTTTTATACAAAGAACTATCTGAAGAAATGGATCTTTCACAAGATTTGATTCAAGATGTTATAGAATTTTATTATAAAGAAATAAGATCAAATTTAACAGGACTAAAACATCCAAGGATTAATGTAGATGGATTAGGTCAGTTTGTTGTAAGAACACATGCTGTTAGGAAAGCAATTCCCAGATTAAAGAAAATACTGGAAACACATGATACAACAACCTTTAGTGCATATTTTAATAAGAAAATGCTTGAAGAAAAAGTAGAAGCATTGGAAAATATTGAGAAACAAATTGTTTCCTTAGAACAGAAGAAGGAAGCAATACAAAAACAGAAAGATGAGTACATTAAAAAAAATCTGGAAGGACCGAAAGAAGATCATTGAGGGTATAACAAACTCAGTTATTAAAGATTCTTTTGTTGAACATGTTGCAGCACTTAGATTTGAAGTCTGTAATGAATGTCCAAGTAAAGGAAGAAAGTGTGCTGTAAAAGGTACTGCTCCATGTTGTAATGAGTGTGGATGTTCTTTGGCATTTAAAACCAGATCTCTTTCCTCTGATTGTCCATTAGATAAATGGAAAGCAATTATTACAGAAGAAGAAGAGGATGCATTAGATAATCTTAAAAATTAATATTATGAGCCGTAATCCATTTAATACACATAGTACACATAGTACACTGATGCATGATCCAACCCAAGTAATTAATACACTTCCTCCTACTACTCATAGTGGTCAAGGTCTATGGAGTCAAATACAACATGGTAGTTCAGGTCCTTATCATGCTAGTACTGATCCTTATGAGACTCAAGTAGAGAAATTACAAAAGCAATTAGATGATCATGCATTAACTATAAAGATAATGAGACTTAGAATTCTAAGTCTTGAGGGTAAGTTTACCCAAGAAGAAGTTGTTAATATCAGAAAGATGATAATGTCAGAAGATGAAGCATCTAGAACATTAGCTGATTCAATTATAGAAAATGCTTAATACAGTAGAAGAAATATTTGGTGGTATGCTTGATATACAGGAAAGAACTATACACATATACACCGGAGCTTATGGTATGGAAATGGTATCACAGGCTTTTGCAATAAGTAATGCAACAGATTATATTGAATGGGCACTGGAAACTAATAATATTCCAAAAGATACTGGAGAGTCTTTATTAGCAATGTTAAAATCTCCAGACAAAGAAAATGCTAACTTGGCTTTATTAGCCTTAGAACAAATGACACATGAGTATAGTATTTAATGCAATAGATCACAGTTATGTTAGTGTAGATCCAAGTGATCAAATAAAATGGACTAGTGTAACTACTTTAATTTCAAGTTTGAAAAAATCTTTTGATGCAAAAAAAGTTGCAGAAAGAGTTTCTAAAAACAAGAAATCAAAATGGCACGGTATTGATCCTAAAACCATTGTTGAGATTTGGGATAATGAAGCTAACAGAGCTGTTACATTAGGAACCTTTTATCACAACCAAAGAGAAGCAGATTTATGTTCTCTTGCTTCTATTGAAAGAGAAGGAATAACGGTTCCAGTATTTAAACCTAAAGAAGGAAGTAACGGTTTAAAAATTGCTCCTTTACAAAAGTTAGATCCAGGCGTGTATCCAGAACATATGGTTTATCTTAAGTCATCAGGCTTATGTGGTCAATCTGATTTAGTTGAAGTAGTCAATGGTAGAGTTAATATCATTGACTACAAGACTAATAAAGAGATTAAAACTGAGTCTTATGTAAATTGGGAAGGTATGTCTGAAAAAATGCTAATTCCAGTGGATCATTTAGATGACTGTAACTTTAATCATTATGCTTTACAATTAAGTATCTATATGTATATTATACTAAAGCATAATCCTAAATTGCAACCAGGTAAAATATTTATACATCATATTACATTTGAAACAGATGGTGAAGATAAGTATGGATACCCAATTGCAAAACTAGATTCAAATGGAGAACCTATTGTAAAAGACGTAATACCAATGGCAGTACCTTATCTTGTTGATGAAGTGATATCTATATTGCACTATATAAAAGATAACCCGGTAAAAAAGAAATAATATGATAATAAGATTGTTTGATGTTCAGAATGGAACTGTAGTGCCTACTGAGCATTGTTATACTTTAAAGGCATTAAAGGATATCATGGATAATTATCCAGATGACTATTTAAAGATTTATCTATATCTTTTTTATATGACCTGTCCTAATCCAGATCTAAATCCTTTCTTTCATACTCCTGAAGTGGACAAAGAACATATTATTATAAAAGAAATAGAAGCAGAGTTTTCTACAGAAGATGATGATATTCACACTGCTTTAGTATTTTGCCAAAGAATGTATGAAACTCCCACATCTAGAGCATATAAAGGAATGGCATCTATGTTAGATAGATTAGCCAAGTACATGGAGACAACACAGATTACTGCAGGTAGAGATGGTAATATTAATTCACTAGTGGCAGCGGCCAAAAACTTTGACCAGATTAGAGCATCATTTAAAGGAGTATATAAAGACCTTCAAGATGAACAATCCAGTAAAGTAAGAGGTGGTCAGGGATTAGCATATGACAGTTAGTATGAAAACAATAATTCACGTAAACCAACATCAGATTAAGAGTAATGCAAAGAATAAAACTCAAGATCCTGTCTTAACTTGTAAGACATATAAGTCTAATGATTATGCACATGAAGCACTTATTCTTGATGATAATGGAAATGAAGTAGCACGGGTAGTTTATAGACCAGACAATCCACTTAGTTGTGGAGCTAAAGTTTGGATTGAAACCAATCATACTGTAAAATTGATTGTAAATGAGTGAGATTTATCAAGATATACCCTGTTGGGATAATGGTGTATGGACAACAGTATCATTTGGATCTAGAGAATAATTTTCTGGTGCCATAGCAAACATATTTTCTGAACCTGGAAAGTATGCATTTGATGAAACTAGTTATCATTTTAATATTGAAGCTGTAAAGTTTAGAGACCAAAATGTGTATTGTACTGCACCTTTTAGGTCAAAAGACTTTATAGCATATTGGGATGATCAGAAACAAAAATGTAGAAAAGGAGTATTCTATATCAATGGTGATAAGAAATGGTTTATCACAAGAGATTATTACATGTGGTTAAACTTCTTACCAATCTTTGATAAAGAACAACAAAAGTTTGACTTTGCAAAAATTAGGGATGCACAGTATCATATGGCATTATATGAATTACTTGCTGAACTTAATTATAAACATGCAGCTATCTTAAAGAAACGTCAGATAGCATCATCATACTTTCACATCTCTAAATTACTTAATCAACTTTGGTTTGAAGCAGGGGTAACTTTAAAGATGGGAGCCAGTCTCAAAGATTATATCAATGAGAAGGGTTCTTGGAAGTTCATGTCGGAATATGCTGCCTTCTTGAATGAACACACTGCATGGTATCGTCCAATGTCTCCAGACAAAGTCTTAATGTGGCAGCAAAAGATTGAAGTAAGAAAAGGAGACAGAAAAACAGAAGTGGGTCTAAAGGGTACCATGCAGGGCATGTCATTTGAGAAAGATCCAACAAATGGTGTAGGGGGTCCAGTTAAATACTTCTTCCATGAGGAAGCCGGGATTGCACCTAAGATGGATCAAACATACGAGTACATGAGACCGGCCATGAGATCTGGTCTAATTACTACAGGAATGTTTATTGCTGCAGGATCTGTGGGTGACTTGTCTCAATGTTATCCGTTGAAGGATATGATTCAAAATCCAACTGCAAAAGATATCTATGCCGTACATACCAACTTGATTGATGGAAAAGGTACAGAAGGTTACTCAGGTTTGTTTATTCCTGAACAATGGTCAATGCCACCATACATAGATGAATATGGTAATTCACTTGTAGAAGAAGCATTAGAAGCTTTGGAGGATCAGTTTAGACAATGGAAAGAAGAATTAAATCCTGAAGACTACCAGCTAAGAATCTCACAGCACCCAAGAAATATTAAGGAAGCATTTGATCATAGAACAGTATCTGTATTTCCACCACATCTACTTGCTGCACAAGACAGAAGAATTGAAGAAAAAGAATATGGGTATGAGTTCCTGGATATAACTACTGATGCAGAAGGAAAACCAACAGTTACCAAAAGTAACAAAGGTCCGATTACAGATTTCCCAATCAAAAAGAAAACAGAAGATAAAACAGGATGTCTAGTTGTATGGGAACGTCCAGTTAAAGATCCAACCTTTGGGATGTACTATGCATCAGTCGATCCCGTGGGGGAAGGTAAAACTACTACCTCTGAATCACTGTGTTCTATCTATGTGATGAAAGCTCCTATTGAAGTTACCAAAGTGACGGGCTCGGAAACAGAAACTTATATTGAACAAGGTAAGATTGTAGCAGCATGGTGTGGTAGATATGATGATATTAACCAAACCCATCATAAACTGGAACTTATAATTGAGTGGTACAATGCATGGACACTTGTAGAAAACAACATCTCTTTATTTATTCAGTACATGATCCAGAGACGGAAACAAAAGTATCTGGTACCTAAAAGCCAAATCATGTTCCTAAAAGATCTTGGTTCTAATACTAATGTGTTCCAGGAGTACGGTTGGAAAAATACCGGTACATTATTTAAAGCTCACCTACTTAGTTATGCTATTGAATTTACTAGAGAGGAATTAGATCAAGAAACCAAGGAAGATGGTACTGTAGTTAAAACAACATATGGTATCGAAAGAATTCCTGATCCAATGTTGATCAAGGAAATGAGAGAATATGCTGATGGAGTCAACGTGGATAGACTAGTTTCTTTTGCAGCTCTTGTAAGTTTTATGAAAATTCAACAGTCAAACCGTGGTTATACTAAAACTGTTATCATGGATGATGTGGCCAAAAACTTGCAAAAGTCAGAAAATTTGTTTAAATTAAATAAGAGTCCGTTTCGACATATGGGTGGTGGCATGAAAAATACAAATAGTGGATTCAAAAGATCTGCCTTTAAAAATATTAAATAAAAAGTTATGCAAGTATATAACGCATTACAACTTAAAAAAGGTGCTAAGACTGAACAGAACAGGATGGGTAGTATTACTCAACCTTTACAGTTTTTACCAAAAAAAGATAAAACAGAAGAGTGGGCCGCTTGGAATCTTGATTGGTTAGAATGGCAGGGATTGAAACAGATCCGTAGAAATGCTAGAAGACTAATGAAGAATTACAAACTAGCTAAGGGTATCATTGACAGAACTGACTATATACTTGAAGAAAATAATGAGTATAGAGACATTGTAGAAACCTTGGTTAAAGAAGACTTCTCAGCTCTTGAACTTAAGTTTTATCCTATTATCCCAAATGTTATTAATGTTCTAGTAGCTGAATTTGCAAAAAGATCTACTAAACTTACATACCGGGCCATTGATGATTTCTCATATAATGAGATGCTTGAACAGAAACGTGCACAAGTAGAACAAACATTGATGGTCT